GCCACTCTCTCGCCTTGCGATGATGTCGAAAACGAGGTGTTGAAACATCGTCAAATTTGCCATTGCCATGCACAAGCAGGAATGGGCTTCACTGTCTTCCTTGACAACCTCGTCGTACAACTTAGTTGTTATTATATCCACTATTCGTTTTTTTGCAGACCTTGCAGAACTGTTTAGTTCCTCCATTTTGAGAGACGAAGACACTCCCGGAGCTGACTCCCTAAGATCTTGAAGAGTTGGAAATAATATGTTTAAAATTTTACTCATGATTGTTGCTTGTTTAATCTGTCTTTGCTTGAAACATCCTCCTGCCTGGAGGGTATTTCACGGAGATATCCGATTCTGAAACCTTGCTCATAAAGAGCGGGGAAATTTACGCGAATGGCATCATTGAAAGGTTCAGAACACTTTTCATCGTCCGGAGTGAGTGACATTAAATAAAGAAGGTAATTGTAATATACATCAGCTCCTGACTTGGATATAACACCGTCCTTGCTGACAGAAGATATAGAAGCATCCATTCCGACAGCTCCCAACAGAACCTCGTTGATGTGTTTGTCGTATTCAATTAGCGATGAAATATACTCTTTGTATTTAAGGTCAAGTGGAGTAATTTTCCACTCTTCAGCTTCTGAGTTTCCGGTCCTAAAAGAAATTGTTGCGTAGGCTTTACCTTGATTGTCTTTTCCGGACAAAAAGGTGGACAGCCGGTTAAGTTCTTGTTTCATAAACTTTATGACAAACGATTCGCGAAATTCCGTGCCTACCTCCAAATCGCTATACCTGATCAGAGCTTCATTTTTTTGCTTACGCTTCCTATTCTCTGCACAGATGTCGGATATTTGTTTTCTCTTAGATTCAATCCAGGCAGCGGGAATAACAACATGTACCTTGGCCGCTAAAGAGTTATTTAAAAATGAATCTATAAACTGTGGTAATTCGTTGGAGGATTTGAGCGCGGTCTTTACACCCTCGTGAGTTTCATTTTCTCCGTAAAACTCACCAACACTGCTTTCACGATGATGGGATATCGCTGCAAAATTATAGTTATCTATATCCCGGACTCTAAAAAGAGGGTACACTTTAAAGTTTGCTCCGCGCTGCCAATTGCCGACAACAACATGTCTGAAGTCGTTGTATGAAATAACGTCTGTTGCTACATTCTGTTTGGTTGTTGCTAATCGACAGAGTTTGTTTTCTACTAATTCACAACCGGCAATGGGACAGCGCCCTACTGCTTTGCCAAGCGACATTCTGTTTTTTACAAAGAAGTCTCTGAAGAAATAGAAGCGTTTTATTATACTGAGTCCAAAGTCGGTGTAAGACATTTCCATTCCATTGTCTGTCCAGTTTTGTAGCCACCTCTTTATTGTTGTTTCCTCCTGCCACTCTTTGATAATTTTTCCGCCATCAAGATGCTCTTTATAAACATGGGGACCTTTTCCGTAGAGCATGTTAACTTGCTTGCTGATCAGACGAGGAAGAAGGCGGTTCCCTTTAATGTCTCGTTCTATTCTTTCACACTTCATGTTGTCTATACCGCGAGTATAAACATTAAAACCATCGACATTTAACCATCGTGCCTGAACGATATTGGAGTAGCCTTTTGAAAGATCTTCTTTTTGTGTAAGCCCCATACTTGGGCTGTCTGAGTTTATGCGGAAGGTGATGACGTTCCCATCATCTATGTAGCTTCCCATATTGCCCCATTGTTGCAGTTCGCTCATAACCAATCTACTTTATGAAGTTTAAAACCATCTTGAGGAAATCCTATAAAACGAATAAGGATACGATAACAGGCCTTCGATGCACCATGTTCGTCCATAAATAAAAAATAGTTATCACTGTGTACCTGAAAGCGATCGGAGGGGAGTTGCGCTCTAAATCTACACCCCGCCTTAGTAACAAGCCTTGATGATACTCTATTCTTTGCTCGTGAATAGGGAAAGAATGAAATCGTAAAGCAACCATCCGGAAGTTTTGAAATCTCCTTCGCCCATTGTAATGCGAGAATTCCCGTTATCGTTTCCATGATGCTAATGTATTGCAGGTTCCGACAGCGATAAAGGACATACAGAGAGGCCGTGTGTCATATTTCCGTGCAATTTCTTTTTTGTGCAATGCAGGGCAAAGAATCAGCGTTTCGTCCTAAATAGAGAGATACAAAACTTTTTTTATTTTTTTTCAAAAGGTTACTTCGCAATAAATCAGGTAGTTAGCTATATTTTCGATGTCAAAAAGGTCTATTATTATGCTTTTTCGTGATGTTATTCTGCTTTTTTAACCCTTTATGCAAGAATGTTACCCGGTAAATTATCAGGTATTGAGCTATATTCATTCGGCATACGGTCAAAAAACAAGCCGTGCAACAGGTAAATAAGGGCAGATGGAAGTTGTGTTGTTAAGCCGGCTTGATATTGTATTGCTACTTTCTTCTCGCTGGTCTTATCAAGTTCTATTTTACCGTCTATTTGAGTACGTGGTGATAGCATTATGGCAGAACATAGGTTCGGACATTCATTTTCGCATATTAGAACTTTAGGGAAGGCTTTTGATTGTTCTCCAAAGAGTAATAATAGGAGTTTATATTGCATCCAATAATATATTGTTGCCTGGCCTTCGTTCATTAGTTCAACGTTGAAACCGTAGCTTTCTAATTCCCTTTTTAAAATGCGGGCATCGGTGGTTATTTGTTCAAACTCTTCTTTTCTTTTGTTGCCGGCGCGATCATAGTATAGTTTTATTGTTTTGTTATGAGCGTCAGCTCCGAAGAACTCGTTAAACTTTTGCGCGAGTTCCGGTTGTTGGTGAGGAGTATAGCAGGTAAATTCTTTGATTACACGTAGTTCGGTTTCTTGTTTATGATATTGGCCTACTACTAAGCTACTAAAGTTCCCGGGATCATATCCGAGCAGAAGCTCATCCTGGGGTTTGAAGTATTTTAGATAAAAGGCTGTTAGTTTGAAGTGTTCTTTTAGATCCATGCGCATTATCGAGGCGTATTTGTAGCTATTAGAGAATTGGTGACGCTTTGGTATGTAGTTGGCAAAGAAGCGGTTTACAACGGCTTTTTTTCGTATTGCACATATAGCCGTCAGGAACTCATCTATATCAAGAGAATCAAGCTGTGTTTTGAAAAACTTAGGTCCTAAAACATCCTTGTTTACAAAGGAGCTTGCCCGGATAAAGTAAGTAGCGTTTTGACGCATTTCGGCCAAACGGGGCTTCCAGAGTTCTATGGTGCGTTTTTCTCTTTCTATATCGAGGCGGAGTTTTTCGAGTGATATAGGGTTCTTTTCGTTACGTGCGATCTGTTCGCACCGATAGTATTTTGATAAGGCTTCATTTAGATGGAAGGATACGGTGGCGATTTCGTCTATTAGTTCCTGATTAACTAATGTTTCGTATTCCTCAAACCAATTGTCTTCGCCAAGATCCACGCGAGCGGTATCACTCACGCCGGTTATTCCCTGGTAGTATTGGCTCATTCTAATTTCGGCAGAGGATCCACGAAGAGAAGGGAATAGACGTGTTTTAAGTTTTTCTCCTTTTTGATGTTTCATTTCTTCTATGAATGCGTGGACGCCTGAACGGCCGGCTACGGATTCCGGCTGGTCGCTTGAGACAAGTTGTAAGTGAAAGCCGTTACGAAACAGAATGCTATGCTTTGGAAAAGCAATGGGATAACGCGGTTTTTGAAAATGGTGTGGAATTTTACTTTCTCCAACAATATAATCAACTCCATACTCAAGCATTGGCCGGCCGGTTCCTTTTACCGGTCGACTGAAGTAGGCCTGTATGTTTGGCCATATATTTGTAAATAGGGCTGTGTATGTTTTGTGAACGAGGAACCCGAGTTCTCCCGGCATATCATTAGCAACTTTTACTATCCTTGGACCGAACACGCCTTCTGTTTTTCCGCCGGCGCGTGCTACTTCAGTTATTTGAGTATTAGCATCTACTACATTGGCTTTGATCTGCATATTATTCATGTAGTAGGGTTCAAAGTGGTCTGTATTATCTGTATTATTCGTCATCATCAAATGTTTCTTCTATTATTTGAGCTTCTTCTATATTAGCATCACGCAGTAGGCGTTGTTTTTCCTCTTTCTCTATTGGTAGGTTTTCTATAAGATTTATATAATAACCGTTATTGCATTTTTTTGCGATGCTTTTAAGGTTCTTCTTTTGGAAACCGAGTTGTGTTATACTTACATCATTAGATATGAGAAATATAGGAGCCCAGGCGTTTTCTTTTTGTGCGGCTTCGGAGGCTCTTACTCGGCATTCATGGGCGGCATCATAACAGGATTTAGCTGTTTTCAATTCGTCGGCATCAATGGCGAGCAGAGCCAGGTCTTCGTATTTATCGGCAAAATCAGTCTCCCACACTTTTGTAGCGACGTTATTATCCATGTTGAAATATGTGATTGCGGAGTATATACGCGCTTTACATGTGCGGATGTCTATATTAATACTCTGTAGTGTGGATATGCGTGTACGAAGGGTGCGAGCTGCTCTTGTTATATTACGTTCGTATTCATATATCTCGGCTGCCCATTGCATCTGCTTTAGGAAAATTTGCACACCTTCAGGAATGCCTGTTCCTTTGCCGGTGGAAAGGAAACTTTCTATTATGTCAGGATGTAGCTTCTCTAAATTTTCAATATAGTTCATATTCCAAACAACTTCTTTTTCAAATCCTTTATATGACGTTCTTTAGAGCGATTACTTAAAGCAGCAATAGCGTCTATCTCCCCTTTTTCTGCCTGCTTGGCCAACTCCGCGTCAATGTTCCATTCACCCACAGCGTTGCCGTTTTTGTAAGCTATATAATATGGATCTCTTGGAATGGCGAGTCTCACGATGAGTTTCGTTCGCTCTTCTCCGGAGAGGTTGAGTAAATCAGCGATACGCTCGGGACTATATCCCATTGCCCCGAACGATCGAATTTGATTGGTATATTCATTTTCCATTGTTTAGAAGTTTGGCAGTGTCTTCTACGCTTATTATCTGCCCATCCCTTTGTAGTTGTACCGGTTGATTCTTGAACATGGATATATATCGATGGACAGTAGCGTCAGTGTAACCAGGGGAGAGTTCCATTGCATAACATATACGGTCGATCTGCTGACAGGCCATAATAGTAGAGCCTGATCCGGAGAATAGATCTACGACGATATCGCGTGGCTGAGTGCTATTTCTAATAGGGTATGCAACCAGGGCAATGGGTTTCATTGTTGGATGTATGCCGTTTCTTTGCGGTTTATCGAAGTTCCAAATTGTAGTTTGTTTTCTGTCGGAACACCACACGTGAGCGGCTCCCGGCTTCCATCCGTATAAGATAGGCTCGTGTTGCCATTGGTAGTCCTGACGGCCAAGGC